CTTATGATCATGCAGTTATCAAGTTAGATCGTGTTTCTTCTAGCCCTTGGCTTTGTAAGATAGATAATGAATTTCATACAGGACGTTATTTATTTACGGTGGATTATACAGGTAACGATATTGCCGATGATCCAGCGCAACATAAACAAAGTCATGTAATAGAACTCACTAATGCAGGTAAATGGACGGGTAATATTGTAGCGTTACCTAATAATCGTGTAAGAGCGACGAATCCTGCATTGTGGGAAACAGGGGAGGGTGCTCCCGATTTCTACCCTAGTCAACATTTGCATAGTGCAGAAATAGACGATAGCTACATGGATCCGAAAGTAACTTTTAATAATCTGTATTCAGAAGGAGAAGAGTAATGCCAGGACATACTGGAGCTAAAAAGAAGAAAAACAAAAAGATGCCTAAGATGGGCGGTAAAATGATGGGCGGTGGAGCCACTAAGAAAAACAAAAAGATGCCTAAGATGGGCGGTGGTTACAAGCGCGGGGGCAAAGTAACGAAGAGTCGAGGTAAGAAGAAGTGAGGAATTTTCGAGAAACGGAACTTCCGTACCCTTCTCCTAAAACTCAGAAGCCTGGAGTTATGCCTACTATCCCAGAACCTTCTAACGAAGGCTTTGCGAAACCTACAGCTTTGAAAGAAAAGACTGTAAGTATTCCAGGAAAGAAGGTAAGGACGAAAGGCACTGGAGCAGCGACTAAAGGATTAGATTTTATTAGTTATATCAACTAATGGATTTTATCCAATATTCGGAGCATTTGCTCCGCAAACTTCGTGAGAGACAAGCGGATCTCAAGGAGTCACTCGCTACAGGTAGCGCACAAGATTTTGTTCAGTACCAACGTATAGTTGGTGAAATTTCAGGGTTAAATTTCGCTGAACAAGAGATAACAACCCTGCATGGAAATATGGAAGACTTAAATGACAGTTAAGAAAGTAGAGGAAAGAGTTTTAAACTTTGGTTCTGATACGCCTCAAGAACCAAAAGAAACTCTAACGCCTGAGAACATACAATCTCAGTTAGAAAAATTACCTATGCCTACAGGTTATAGGGTTTTGATTTTACCGTTCACTCCTCCCGAGACAACTAAAGGCGGTATCATGTTAGCTAAACAAACTCTTGATAAAGAGCGTATAGCTACCGTAGTAGGGTTAGTCGTTCGATTAGGCCCAGACGCATATTCCGACAAAGAAAAATTCCCAGAAGGTCCATGGTGTAAAGAAATGGATTGGGTAATTTTTGGTCGCTACGCAGGAGCTAGATTTAATATTCAAGGAGGCGATATGCGCCTTTTGAATGACGATGAGATCTTAGCTGTTGTTAATAAACCAGAAGACATTCTGCAATAAGGATAAGAAATGGCTGAATCACAAGAGTTTGAGTTAGAACTACCAGAAGTAGAGGTTGATCCTCGAGAGGCTGATGTTATTCAAGAGCCTCAACAAGATCAAGATTTTAGTGAGCCAGAACAAGAAGCTGCGCAAACACAAGAATCTGAATTAGATGATTATAGTGACGGTGTTAAAAAACGTATAGATAAATTAACTTATCGTATGCGAGAAGCTGAACGTCAGCGCGAAGAGGCAGTAAAACTTGCTAAACAAATGGCAGAACAAAATGCAGCTTTGCAAACTAAATTAAAATCTTCTGATAGTACATTAGTCAATGAGTACAACACTCGTGTAACTTCTCAGAAAGAACAAGCACGAAAGGCTCTAAAAGAAGCTCAAGAACTTGGTGATGCCGAAGCTATAGCTCTTGCTACTGAGGCAGTTGCGAAAACTTCTTTGGAAGAGCAGAATGTCCAAAGACTGATGAGTCGTCAAAAACAAGAAGCAGAGTCTCAACCTCAAGTTGAGAACCCTGTTGAACAACAACTTCAACCTGCTCCACTAGATTCAAGAACAGAAGAGTGGGCTGAGAAAAATAGTTGGTTTGGACAAGATGATGGAATGACCTATGCAGCTATGGGTATCCATCAAAAATTATTAAAGGAGGGGGTTGCTCCAAGTACGAAACATTACTTTGAAAGAGTAGATGCTGAAATGAGAGAACTTTTTCCAACTAGATTCGCCGATGAGACGAAGAACGTGCAATCTTCTGTCGCAGGGACTAGCCGTGGTGCTGCTCCTGCTAAGAAAGGAACACGCAGTGTAAAACTCACTCCATCGCAAATGGCAATAGCTAAACGCATTGGGGTGCCCTATGAAGAATACGCTAAGTATGTATAAGGAGATGAAATGACAGATCGTAACTCCAGGTCTGCTGAAACACGAGATAAGAAGACTCGCAAAAAAGTATGGCAACCACCTTCAATGTTGGACGCCCCTGATGCCCCTCCTGGATATCAACACAGGTGGGTACGTGCGGAAGTTAGAGGACACGATGATAGAGCGAATATGTCTAAACGTATTCGTGAAGGATTCGAACCAGTAAGAGCAGAAGATCACCCTGATTTTGATGCTCCTACAGTAGAAGACGGACGACACGCTGGCGTAATTGGAGTAGGAGGCCTCATCCTCGCAAAAGTTCCTGAAGAGATTGTTGAACAACGTAATGCTTATTACGAAAGTAAAACAGCAGAACAGATTCAAGGTGTCGACAACGACCTCATGCGAGAAAGTAATCCTAAGATGCCCCTCAAGAGAGGAGACATGGAAAGGAATACAAAAGTAGAGTTTGGAAGTCGGAATGCGCCTTCCAATTAATTTCATTCATCCAAGATGAGGATATAAAAACATGGCTAATACTGATGCCCCTAACGGGTTCACACCAGCCTACCACCTATATGGTGGAGTGATTCGTCCTCAGAAGTTGCGTATTGAAAGCGGTACTTCTGCTGCTATCTTCAGCGGAGACGTTGTAAATCTTTCTTCTGGGTACGTTATTCAAGGCACTGCGACAGGCACACCAGCAGGTGTTTTTGCTGGCTGTTTCTACACCGCAACAGACGGTACACCCACATACTCTAACTTCTTCCCTGCATCCACAGCTACGCTGGGTTCTGCAGATATAGAAGCGTATGTCTATACCGATCCAGGCATTGTATATGAAGCGCAATTTACTGCTGGTACTCCAGCTGTAAGTTTTATCGGTGCTAAATATACGATAACAACAACGGCTGGCAGCACCAACAATGGTCGATCCAAAGAAGGTGTTACGGCTACAACCAGTAGTGGAATCGCGTTGTTAAACAGGTTCGTAGATTCTCCGAGCAACAGCATTGGTGCTAATGCTCGTGGGTATTTTACGTTCCCAACCAACGTATTCGCTGTATAGTCTGAGGAGAGTAATTAATGGCTATTAATAGAGCGCAACTCGTAAAAGAGCTTGTTCCTGGCCTTCACGCACTCTTCGGGCTAGAGTACGAGCGATACCCAGCAGAGTATGAAGAAATCTTCGATACCGAAAGTTCTGAAAGAGCTTTTGAAGAAGAGGTCATGCTTTCTGGTTTCGGTGAAGCACCTGTGAAATCTGAGGGATCTATGGTTACATACGATACTGCTCAAGAATCTTTCACGGCACGTTATTCACACGAAACTATCGCTTTGGCTTTCAGCTTAACTGAAGAGGCGATCGAAGATAATTTGTATGATACTTTGTCATCTCGTTATACGCGAGCACTTGCTCGTTCTATGATGACTACCAAAAACATTAAAGGAGCTAACATTCTAAACAATGCGTTTAGCTCTAGCTTTGTTGGCGGTGACGGCAAAGAATTGTGTGCAACCGATCACCCGACTGTTGGGAATGAGACGCAGAGGAACGAGCTTTCAACGGCTGCTGACCTTAACGAAACTTCCCTAGAGCAGTCACTGATTGATATCGCAGCTTTCGAAGATGAGCGTGGTCTAAAGATCAATGCTCAAGCTCGTAAGCTTATCATCCCAACCGCTTTGCAATTCGTTGCAGATCGTCTTCTGGAAACTCCAGGACGAGTCGGTACGGCTGATAACGATATCAACGCTGTGCGCAACATGGGTATGGTCCCTGAGGGATACACGGTAAACCATTATCTAACGGATACCGATGCATTCTTCTTGAAGACTGATGTACCTAACGGACTGAAGCATTTCGTAAGAACCCCTGTGTCTACCAACATGGAAGGTGACTTCGAAACTGGTAACGTTCGATACAAAGCCAGAGAACGTTATAGTTTTGGCTTTAGTGATTGGAGAGCAATTTTTGGTTCTCCTGGTGCATAATAAGCACTGATAGAGGGGGGTTATCCCCCCTCTAACTTTCTGGGAGTAATTTAGCCCTAGCGACTGGCCCAGCAGACGCTTACGAAGACTCTAGGGCGAAACCTTTCGTAAGGAGGAAACGATGGCACAGACGACTTTCGCTGGCCCAATTAGATCACTTGCTGGTCTAATAAACGCAGGATTCAATGGTGCAGTAAGTTTAACTGCTGACACCTCAATAACGGTGGCTGCTCATGCAGGTAGACCGTTACTTTGTAATGATGCAGACGGTAAGTTTACGCTTCCTAGCATTGTAACAACAGAACCCACAGATAAGGGTGATCCAAATCAACTAGCAAATCTTGGTGCAAGTTTTACTTTCATAGTTGAAACAGCTGCTACTGATATGGACATCTTGACTGATGGCACAGATAAATTTGTTGGTGGAGTTTACATAGGTGTAAATGACGCAACTGGTAAAACCTTTATCTCAGGTGCTTCTAACGATGTAATTACTCTAAACGGTAGTACTAAAGGTGGTATCGCAGGAAGTATTATTAGAGTTACAGCAATAGCTAGTGCGAAATACGCAGTAGAAGGAATAGCTCTTGGTTCAGGCACTCTGGTTACTCCATTCGCTGACTCTTAATACGGGAGTAAATTAACATGGCAGATGCAGTAACAACAACAACCATCTCTGATGGTACTCATAAAGCAGTTATACAACTGACTAATCTTAGTGATGGCACTGGTGAAAGTGCTGTCACTAAAATAGATGTCAGCGGTTTGACTGCTAGAGAGGATGGGACTGCCTGTAGTAGTGTGCTCATAGAAAAAGTAAGTCATTCAATTATTGGTTTTACTCAGGTACAGCTTTTATTTGATGCGACTACTGATACTATTGCTCTTGGGTTAGCTCAAGACAGTAATGGTCATATGGACTTTAGTGAGTTCGGAGGACTTAAAAATACAGCTGGTAGTGGTAAAACTGGGGATATAAACCTAACTACTATTGGTGCGTCCTCAAACGATAGTTATGTTATCGTTTTAGAACTTATTAAGAAGTATGGTTAATGGCTACTTCAGGCACTAGAACGTTCGCTCTTGATGTAGATGAGGCGATTTTAGAAGCGTTTGAATTAGCCGGTCTTGAATACAGGACAGGCTACGATGCACGAGCCGCGAGAAGATCAATGAACGTTATGTTCGCAGATTGGTCTAATCGCGGAGTGCAGATGTGGGAAGTTGAACAAGTCTCCCTTGACTTAGTTGAGGGAACTACTTCTTACACATTAAACGCTTTTGATATCGATATCTTAGATGCAGTCATAAGAAGAACAGTAGGGTCTACTCAAACTGATTTTGAAATAGATCGTATTGATAGAAACGAATATTTAAATATTCCAACTAAAAATACGAAAGCTAGACCAACTCAGTTTTACTTTGAAAAGACAACGACTCCTAAACTGTATCTTTGGCCAGCTCCAGAAAACTCTACTGATAAGTTTATTTCTTATCGTTGGAAGAGAATCCAGGACGCTACTGCAGCCGTAGAAGATATAGATATTCCTAGTAGATTTATGCCGTGTCTTACTTCTGGATTAGCTTTTTATTTAGCAATGAAAAGAAACCCAGATAAAGTACAAATCTTACAGCCTATGTATGAGCAAAACTTGTTAAATGCTCTTAGATACGATGAGGATCGTACGTCTGTTCATATTGTTCCTAGAAGGACATATATGTAGTGGCTTACGCACTCGGTAAATATTCTTACGGTGTATGCGATAGGTGCGGGTTTAGAGTTCGTTATCTTTTAATGCGTATGGAGTGGACTGGTTTTAAAGTCTGTCCAGAGTGTTATGAACCTAAACACCCTCAGCTTGAACCACCTCATCATCCTACAGATCCAGAGGCATTGCGTCAACCAAGACCTGAAGTTGAGTTACCCCGTTCTCAATTAGGCTTAGTAACTACTTCTGGTGCAACTAATACTACTGATAGCGGTGTTAATGTTGGTGGGATGATTTCTACTTTAGTAGATCCAATTGGTTCTTCATTTCCAGGGCAAGTTGGTACTGGTAGCATAGGAACAGTTACAGTGGTGATACCATGAGTTTTACATTGGCTACTCTAAAAACTGCAATACAAGATTATACAGAAACAAGTGAAACCACGTTTAATAATAATCTTTCTGTATTTATTAAAGAAGCTGAAGAAAGAATACTCAAGAACGTAGAACTCCCTGTTTTTAGAAAAAATGTAAGTGGTACTGCTACTTCTGGTAACACTTATTTATCTACACCAACTGATTTTTTAGCACCTTACAGTTTGGCAGTTATAAGTAGTAGTGTATATTCTTATTTGTTATTTAAACATACAACTTTTATAAGGGATTACACACCCAACGCTTCAACGACAGGGACACCGAAATACTACGCTTTATTTGATGATAATACGTTTATCCTGGGTCCAACACCAGATGCAAACTATAGTTTTGAACTTCATTATAAATTTAGACCAGCATCTCTAACTGCAGGATCAGAGAGTGGCACTACATGGCTTTCTACTAACGCACCTGATGCATTGTTATATGGATCTTTAGTTGAGGCAGCTACATTTTTAAAAGCTGTAGAGGAAGTTGCTGGGTATGAGCAAAGATTTTCATTTGCTGTAGACGGTCTTAAAAAATTGGGTCAAGGTTACGGTGCGCGAGATGAATATCAATATGATATTGCTAGAGGAGCTTAATGAACATAAGTAACCCTCAATTTGAAATAGGAACTGTTTCAGTAGCTACAACAGATCATGGAGGTCATACTGCTGACTAT